TTAATATCTTTATGATAATATCACCATGACAAGGACCTGGTTTGCACCAACATCCAAGAGTCTTTCCTTTTAATTCATGTAGACTATTCATGAGTTCATTATTTGAAAGTAAGTATTTTTCATAAGCCGTAATTGCCTCCTTAGTTGTATTAACTTTAAATTCAGCAAGAGTTCCCTGTTTATGTGAATATGGATTTCCCCAAATACTTGGTCTTCCAATATACACATCGTATGGTTCTTTATTTATATGTACTACTTTCATTTGTGATTCGAGAAGGATTCAAACCTTCGACCTACGCATTAGAAGTGCGTTGCTCTATTCAACTGAGCTACCGAACCGTTTGTTATTGTTATATATCAATTTCGATTTTTGTTTCAAGCGCTTTAATATGTTTACAATGCCCTCTTCTAAAACTTGATGCTGGACAATTACAATTCCATTGACCTCGTTTAAACGTGACTAAATATTCTGACTTTCCATTTGATGATGGTACTTTAAATTCAAGATCCTTTTGGGGTATTTTAGGTGTCGCCACCGATACTATCCCTGGTTTAATTGTTATATCATCTGAAAATTCTATATCCTCTCGTGTTGTTCCTTCATCGACAGGGATCCATCCTGGACAGACATATGTTCCACTAATAGTTCTTAATATTCCGAAATCCTTAAATACTGCAGGTCTTGGTATTTTATATTTAGCCATGTTCTTTAATTTATATGTAAATATAACTAAAAAAAGCCAAACAAAAAAATGTTTGGCCAATTATTTTCAAAAAAATGAAATTTATTTTATTTCAAATCTTTCAGGGTCAAGTTCAAGAGTTTTTTTATCAAGATAATTACTTAGTTTAGTAAGTTCCTTATCAGTCTCTTTATTAACCTCACGGCCATTAAAATCTTTAAACAACTGTCTATATATTTGAACAGTTGAATCATATGGAACACCTGGTTGACTATTACTTTCAATTACATATAATTTACCTGATTTATCTTCCATTACATCAAAACAAATATATGGTAGGTCTGAAAATATTTTACCAAATTTTTCTACAAGATCGTTAAATTTTTGTGGAATTTTTGTGATGTCTCTTTTAATGTATTTAAATTCCATTTGTTCATCTTTCTTTCCTTTACCTGATATTGCCTTATCATTCATAGGTTGTCTCTCCATCCAAAAGAATGGTTTACCTTTAAATGTAATTAATCTATGTTCACTTTCTTTATCAATATATTCTGAATAAACATCAAGCTTTGAGTGATCGGCGGCATCCCATTCCTTTTGGTCCTTAAAGATTTGAATCCCAAGTCCAGAATGGCCTTCAGCTGGTTTTCCAATTAATGGAAATCCTAGTTTTAATGCATGTTCCTCTGTATTAACTGTCTTTGGAATATTTTCATCTCCATCAACCAATTTATGAAACTCTGCCTTAGATCCTGATTGTTTAATAAATTCTGGAAGATTATAAATATTTTCCTTTTTAATTAAACCTTCATCTAAAAGCTTCTGAGTTACTTTAGAATTATATGTGAGTATAGGTAAATCTTGATTGATATTTAAATCCTTATAATTTTCAAGTGTCACCTGTGTAAAGAAATTGTCACCTGCGAAGTCTTTATACGACCACCATCTATGTCCACTTCCTGGATTAATTGCTAAGTAAATTTTATGCAAGTCAGAGGAATCCTCCTTTTCAGCAATAAACTGTTCAAATAATTTAATTCTTTTCATTTGTTATATATCCTAAAAAACCAGGCCAAATTAGCCTGGTTAAATTTAAATTGTTTCGTGATTTTTAATCTTATATTGTTTCTTATAATCTTCAATAAATCTTTCTCCAACTCCAATTTCATCAATAATGTACTCATCTGGAATTAATGGCTTTCTAGCCCTTCCATTAATAATTCTATCAGGATTTTGTTCATTTAAAAATACTTTCATATATTTTATTTTTGAACGTTCTGATTTTCTATATACAACAACTATCATTATGCTACAGATTCTTCGATGATTGCTTTACCTCTGCGAATACGGTTTTTAATTGTTTGTAATGGAAGCTTGTGCTTTTCTGCAATATCCTCATATTTCATATCATTAATAAGTCGATCTACTACGATTCCTTTATACATTTCCTTAAGAGAATCAATAGCCTTTAATGCATTACCATATTGTTCCATTAATTCATTATCTTCTTCAAGAAAATCTTGTTCAGTTTTCATTTCATAATCATCGAATGCTCCTTGTAAACCATTCATGAATTCGCCAGCTTCATTAATTTCAACTCCAAACTCTTCAAGAGCATTAAGAGAAGTTTTCTTATTTCTTTGGTTAATATGTCCTAATGCATCATTAAACGCAATTCGATATAACCATGTTGTGATTTGGTATTGTGGATCGTATTGTTCGATTTTAGTCCACATCTTTGTTAATGTATTTATTGCAATGTCTTCAGCCATTTCGCGGTCTTTTACTATTTTGTTAATGTAAGAAGTTAATCCTGGTTTAACTTTGTAAAATAATGCTGTAAAATCTGAATCTGAACGAGTTTCTAAAAAGTTTTCTGTTAATTCTCTGTAACTTGCCATAAATTTGTTTTTATTTGTTTGTTTTAATTATAATGTAAATATAACTATAATATTTGAACCATGAAAACTTTTTTGCATTTATTTTCAAACTTTATTAACAATTACAAATGCTTTGGATTATTTGATTCAATAGTTCCTGCAAGTGGTACACTTGAATCAAAGTGCATTAAAGAAAAGAAAGTATCTTGATCCATGAATGGAACATTCTCAACCTTTTTCATAACACACCATAAAGTATTTCCAAGATCCCATAGATGGTCGTCAAGTTCTAATATTTCATATCCATAATTTTCAAAAGATTTAAAAAAATCTCTAGTTGTATAATATCTACCATGTCCTTCCCAGCTTCCAACTTCAGGTAGTTCATGTATCATGATACCTCCAACGTTTAACCACTGATTTAAGTTTTTCCAACAATTAAATTGCCCATCTTCTAATTCAACATGTTCAGTAGTACCTATATTTGTAATAATATCACATTTAAATAGATCAGGTTGGTATTCGGATAAATCTGTTACTACAATATCTTCTCCTTTTAAATCCAATGTATGATACTCTTTAAAGTAATTTTGTAGTATATTTTTAATTCTATACTTATCTATATTTTCATCCCATATAAGGTCATTAAATGAGGTCTGATCTCCAAGTTCAATTAAAACTGAAACCTTTGGATCTATGTAATTATTAGTTGCTGCCATTACTTTACGCAATGTTCTTGTTATGAATCCCATATTTGTTTTTTTTAAATTTAACTACTAACATCTTCAAGCAATGCTATCATCTTTGATATTTCTATGGGTTTAAATTCCCAATAATCGCACGCACAATTAATTATGCGTGATTTGTGATTTGTTTTATATTCTTTTCCTGGAAATCCTATAATAGAATAAGATCCTTTATTTTTATTAGGCCATACACTCAATGGCCAATAAGACAGTGTAGCATCAATTTCAGGATGTTCTTCTATTGCGTTATATAAATATTCAATATCTATAATACCCTCTATTTCCGCAACATCCCTGGCAGCATTGTCATATTCTCCACTAATAACTATAATATCACCATTAAGATTTTTTGTAATCACTTCCAATGTTTCTGGATCCCATGCAAAATTACCAAGAACATATACAATATCCTCATCACTAACAACAGAATTCCATGCTTCTACCAATTGAAGGTTCATTTCATCGACATCATCAAAGGGTCTTTTATAACTTCTAATGGCTCCCTTTCTTCCGAATTGCTGGTTTGATGTTACAAATACTTTCATTTATACTATTGCGAATTTTATATTAAAATTATCCCATAGATTTTCTAGGAATTTTTGTTCATTAACTGCAGTAGAACCATTTACAATTCGATTATCTGAAGATGTATCAATAAACATATACATTACAAAATCATATGCTGTTGAATAAATAATAGATTGTCCAAATCCTTCACGAAGACTAGATCCTCTATCACCTTTTTTAAATTCAATTGCAATAATAACTCCTTCACTTTCAATAGTCATGTCTGGTCTATTTGCAGTTCCCATGAATTGAATGTTCTTTACTGTAGTGTTTACGTTACCTTCCCATTTAATCATTGTTCTCGCCTTTTCTTTTGCGAGACCTCTACTAAAGCCTTTCTTTTCAATAATGTATTCTGTCAATTGACTAAGAAGGTGAGGATAAATAAATTGCTTTATTTTATCCTCACTCTGTGACTTATAGTCAATTGTTTCAAAAACATCTCGGGTTGTAATTCCCTCTTGAATAGCTTCTAGTAGATCTAATCGTTTTTTAGATTTACTTGCTAATTTCATGATTTATTTTTGTTTTTTATACTTCTTCTACTTCAACTGTAGGTTTTGAAGCTTTTTCAATTTCAATATCGAGTTCTGCTAATGCAACATGTCTTTCTTGAATTACTTTATTATTATCTGCCATTTCATTCAATGCACCTGTAATTTGTGCACCCACATTAGTTAATAATCTTGTAAATCTTCGAGCTGATTCAATTCCAATACCATTTATGTTTGTTAATACAGTATACAATGTATTTAATTGCATACTATTTAATAATACCTCAGTAGTTTTCTCCTTAGCATTTGTATTAATTTTCTTTTGATCGTTTAATGTATCATAAAGATTAATTAAAAATGCAGCGTTTTTAATATTCCACTCATAACTCTTATCGATTTGAGTAAGGATTGCATTTAAGTTACTTGCGCTTTCAACATCAACTGAATATTCTCTAGTTGCAAGTTCTGTTTGTAAGTCATTTACCTCAACTTCTAATTGAGCACGTAAGTCTTTTAATTCGCTAATCGATTTTGTTTTTGCCATTGTTTATTTTATTTATTATTAAAAATTTTCATTAGTTATTATACAATCATAATTTGAAAAGTTTCCAAATTGTTCATTATCCGCCTGAATTCTACGTTCTATTGTATCATCTTTATCGTTTCGTTGAAGTAATCTTGACCTTCTGGTTTCCTCAGGGATGCTTAGATAGATTACAAATAGTCTTTCACGATATACATCATCTAATAAATCTACCGCCTCTGCGTTTAATATCATTACATCACATCGTTCGAATTCATTGATTGTTAATCCATATTTCCAATCGTTAAATGCTTGCCATTCTACGAATTTACCATCATCTATGATTTGTTGAAATTCTTCCTGTGTTACGAAGTAATAATCTTCACCATCGATTTCTCCAGGGCGAGGTGGTCTTGTTGTGCATGAAACTCCATATTTGAAGCTTCTATTTGTAAATCTTTTTCTTAAGTAATCCTTTCCGGATGTCGCAGCGCCTACTAATGCAATTTTACCTGTCATTTATTTATTTTTTCGAGAGTTAATCCAATCTTTTAAATTATATTGAGGTTTCCAATTAAGTTTCACTTCAGTATCTGTTGTAAAATCAATACTTGTTTCTCTTTCTCCTCTTCTCTTTGGAATTAATTCCCATTCACCAAATAGGTCTGCTACTTCAGCAATAGTTACGTTAATACCAGATCTTAAATGCCATTCACCATTTTGGTTTATATTAGATGCCTTAATAAGTCCACTAACAATATCATTAACATGTGTAAAATCTCGTGTTTGCGTTCCAGGTGAAACTACAGTACATTTTTTACCTTCTAAATATTGTTTTTCAAATATTCCGATTACTGTTGCATAATCACCACTCATAATTTGACCAGCACCGTATACATTAAAGAAATAACATATTTCATATTGAAGATTATACCAATCTCCATAATTTTTGATTAGTTCTACCATCTTAGATTTCATCCATGCATATGGACTTAAATTCTCATCCTTTCCATCATTTCCAAATTTACTTGAACTTGCAGAATAAATAAGTTTTGCATTCCATTTTTTGCATAGACCTAAAATTACAGGAGTTCCTGTAAGAATTGATTTTTGTACAAGATCTATATCATTAAATGATTGAACTATTCTAGAGTATTCTCCGAAATGATATACAATGTCAAAGGATTCGCTTTCAAAGATTTCAGCTGCGTCCCATGTATTTCCTCTATAATATGTAACCCATGGTTGATGGTTACTTTCTAATCCTGTGAAATAATTATCCAAAGAGGAAATATTCCACGCTGGATTCTCAAGTTTAAGTTGTTTAATTAGGTTATGGCCTACAAATCCGGCTCCTCCTGTAACTAATACATTCATACGTTATGTTTTATAATCTATTTATTATTTTTATTTTGTGTTAATACATGATGTATAAAAAATCCTAAATATATTGGCCAAATTAAAATTACAAGTAATGTTTCAATAAAATTAAATCGTAGCTTTTTATCTCCTCCTTGTTTTATTAAACTCTCAGTACCCGCGGTTATTATAAAACCGTATATAAGTCCTATTATGATATAAAATTGAATCATATTTAATTTATTTAGGTATTAATTCAAATCCCTTTTCATTAATTCTTTTTATTAGAATTTGTCGATCTCTATTTGTTTCTGTGTAGTTATTCATTAATTCAGGTGGAACACCTTCCCATGCATCTGTCCAATCACTTACGTTAAACCCACGGTAAAGAGCCTCCCATCTTAGGTTATTATATCTTTCTAATAAATATTCTAACTTATCATAAAAGAATTTAACATGGCCAGTTCCTAATGTAAATTCAGTAGGTTGACCAGCCATATTATATCTTCCACTTTTGATAACATTTGGAATTCTTTTGATTTCTCTAAGTTCTGCCAACAGTAATTTATCTGGAAGTTCTTTTGCATCTATTCCTGTATTAATTCTAGTCATATTAAAAAGGACCTTCGGCTACTTGAAAACAAGAAATACCATTATCTCTCCACATTTTAACTACTTTATCCCTATCATCGAAAACGCACATGATGTCATGTCCATCTTGAATTAAATCATCTAACCAAAGTTTCTTTAATTTATCATCTGGCGTAAAACTACCATTTTTTCTCATTTTCATGAAGTCTGGTTTAATTCCAAATTGATTTAACCAGTTCATTGTCGCATCTCTACTAATATCATCTCTTCCACTGAATATTCCAACAATAAATCCAGATGATTTAAGAGCCTTAAAGGATTCAATTACAGGAATATTTGGTAAATCTAATGGAATATTTAGTGGATCAAAGAATGTTTTCCAATTCATTTTACCATCTGCCTTTGTTGCTAATTTTCTTCTTGCATCTATTAGTGCAAGAGTTCCATCAAGATCGAAGATTATTGTTTTCATTATTTACTACTATTTGTCTTGTTAAATAAAATTCCACAAAGAACATTAATTCCTAATGCTTGCCAAAATCCGATTGGATTAATTCCATCAACTGCTCCTACTAAAGCGTTATTCCAAAGCCATTGGGTTGGCCAAGCTAAAAATAAAGCGACGATTACTAATAATCCAAATGCTCCTAATATTAATCCTAATTTTTCCATGCTTATTCGTTTATTTGTATTGTTAAATACGTTAATGTTTCAGTTTTTATTATTTGCCCAGTGGATACTAATTCATTTACACTTTCGATACCATTTAAATGTGCTAATAAATTTAGTGTTTGCTCCATGTAAATTACTTTCATATTTGTTTGTTTTAATTATAATGTAAATATAACTATAATATTTGAAATAAAAAAATAAAGTTATTAACAATCCTTAGATCTTCCTTTATGTTTTACCTTTTTAAAATATTTCTTTTTGTTTCGATGTGGTGTTGGAACCTTTAGTGCATCAAACCATTCCTCCAATGTTAGAGTAATTTTTATTAACTTCCGGTTTTTTCCATTCTTTTCCATAATATTCTTCCCAGTATTTTCTGTATTCTCTTGTATTAATCATTTTAATACTATAATTCCAATATTCTGTTTCATGCCAAATAGTAATGTAAAGTACTATTGTCGAAGGTGGTACGTGATTATACTTTGCCCATCTAAAAAGAGCTTTAATATTCCCTTTCTGCCTCATTTTCTTAGCAAACTTTGGAAAGGAAATATTATCCCAAATAGTAGGGTAGTAGCTCAAAATTGCTGAACTACTATTTCCTACATATCCAATATTAAATACTATTTGTTGCATTAATGTGAATCTCCAACATTATTTTTTTCACCGTAAATTAAGTACTCTGGATTAATTACTTTCGCAACCTTTCTTCTCTCACCTGAAATATGCTTAATTACAATACCTTCATGAGGTACTTTTGTATCTGGAATAAAGTTGTTGAATGTATATTCATCTTGTACTTCTTGATTCCATAATCCTTCATAAAGAATTTCTACATGTGGAAGTAACAATATATCCTGTGTTATGATTTCAGTTACTTCTGGCTCTAAATATTCTCCATTTAATGTAATATCGAATGCTGCAAATTTAATGTTAGTTAAACCATACTCGTAGTTCTTTTGAATACCTGCTCCATATATTTCACCATATAAAACCAAGCCAGAACCTAAATCTGTACCTTGTCGTTTTGCTTCTTTCCAAAGCTTTTCTTTGATACCATATTCATCGCCGATTGTTCTCCAAACATCAGTTGAATAAAATCCTTGAGAGTCACTTCCCTTTTCACAGTTATGAGAACCATAAATATATTCATAGTCTATCCACTCGTTAGCAATTCTTAAGAATTTTTTAACTCTATCAAAGAATGTTAATTTAGATTTTCTTACAATACCATATCTTGCATTTGTTCCATGCAACTTTCGGGTAATTTGAACTTCATCTTCTTCTGTAAACATTCCACCGACGTTTTTAAGGTTTGGGAATTTGTAGTAGATATGGAAGTTTTGGTTATCTCTCCATTTGATTTTTCTACCAGATGCTAATTGAATCTGTTTAACTGGCGGTTCGAACTTAGTGATACCTAATTCTTCCATTAAATCTCTACCTTCTCTAATGCTAGATGATTTGATATAAATTACTGGAATAATTAAACATTCAGAATAGACTCCTCTTAATTTAACAGTTCTAACCCTATTACCTTTACGTAGGTATGAAGTTACTCCCATCTTTTCAGATAGCTTTTCCGGAATAACTGCATCTGTAGTTGCGATAATTGTTAGGGCTCCTACGTTGAATTCTCCTTTCTTTGTGATTGCATTCCAACCTCCTGCAATCACAAGTTCGATGTTATCTGCACCTTCAATTGCTCTTACTTCATTTATTCTTGCTATAAAGCAAACTGAATTTTGATTTTCCATTATATTAATTCAAATTTAGTTAATGTATCTCTTCTTTCTTCTTTGTTTATTCCTATTAAATAGTTCTTAACATTTTTAACAATTAATTTGCTATAAAACGTTCCAATATATGCTAATGTTACCTTTTTCTTTTCAGAAGGTTTTACTGTTAAATTTATTTTAGCATTTTTAACATCACTAATTGCAGATAGTATTTGATTTTTATAACCAGAATTACCATCAACCAAATTTATAACACGATTTGTTAAAATACCATCAACAACTATTCTTATTTGATGTGGTTTCTTGCCTTTAATATATGTAATTAAATATACATCATATCCTAAATGATTAAAACCATCAACATTTTTTTCGTACTTAGCAACTTTAAAGTTTGTTTCCATGTGTACCTTTATTTAAATTATCTGTCAGCTAATCTCTTGAATACTGCTTTAATTTCTGGCTCCTCTAATTTCTTTTTTAAAGACTGCCATTTTTCTTCTAAGAACTTTTGATATTCTTCTTCATTCTTAAATTGATTTTTGTTATAGTTTAACTTAGCCATAATTTGTTTGTTTTAATTATAATGTAAATATAACTATAATATTTGACCCATGAAAACTTTTTTACATTTATTTCTAAAAAGTTATTAATATTAAATTGTTCATGACTTTATGTAATTATATAGTTGTTAGTAACATTTCCATTGTTAATACACCAGATGCATACATTTGATTTAATTCTTCGTTTGTGTAAGTTCCTTCAGCCATAATTGATTTGTTTTATTTAGATATGTAAATATAAACAATTAATTTGATATAAAAAAACTTTTAATACTTTTTTATTAAATATTTTTCACAATTATTTTTAATTGATTGATTTGGAAAATAATAAGTCTTAAATAATTTTCCATTTAACATAATTGTTTTTGTAAATCCAGTAGGAATCATGGCTCCAGCAGTTCCTCTGATTGAACGTGAGAAATCAACCAATATTTTAATAGTTACTATGTTATTTATTGCAAGTTCCTTCTCGTATGTTTCAAGTTCCTTCCATGCACCTCTATTTAAGTCCTGGTGCTGTAATGCACAATTAACATATGAAAATGTTTGTTTTAAACTCTTTAGATTGCAATTAAAATCAGCAGCAGGTGCCATGTGACCTTTATCCCATACATTTTTATAATAATCTTTATAGTCTGATGTATGTATATTCTTCTCTATATAAAAATCCATACCACTTCTACTATAATAATCCTTTATATTTTTATTACATTGAACTTGATAATCTATTGTTAATGGCTGTTCAAAATCCTGTGAATATACTATATGATATATTGGTGTTTTAACATCAATATTTGGGAGAATTTTACCAGATGCTAAAAAAAGGCATGCTAACAATAATGCCAACATGCCTATTAAAACCTTTTTCATAGATTTATTTTTCAGTATGGGTTTGATTCATTGTCAATGGATCTGCAGTGCCAGTACATGTAACCGTCCATGGACGGAAAGGGTATGGCGTATTTATATCAATGAATGGCATTGGATACGTTAATGGCATAATAGGATTCGAATGGTTTGGAACTCCAAATGGAAATGATAAAGTTTCATCGTTTCTCAATAATGTAATTGCTTCCATATTTGTAATAATACCAGTATTTTTTAAATCGGTGATATATTCTACTTTATTGGTTCCATTATTTATAAGTACATCAGCTATTTTTATTGTGATATGTCCTTCATTAAGAAGTCTTTCTACTATATTATTTTTCATATTCTTTGATTTTATCTAAGTAAAAGTTTGTATCTTTGGCACCTACGAATCTTTCAATTTCAACATTATCATCTGAAAGTAAAATAACAGTGGGAACATTTCTAATTCCATATTGAGTTGCTATTTCTAAATTTTCATCAACATTAATTTTTTCAACTAATACTGAATTTGCAACTAATTCCATTTTAGGAGCTAACATCTTGCATGGACCACACCATGGTGCACTGAAGTAAATATATTTCATAATTAACTATTTTATTTATAATTATATTGAATTGGTTAAGATTGTTTCATAAAAAAACCCAGAATATTCTGGGTTTAAATTTAGTATATTAATTAGGTATTAAACCGTAGTGACATCGATTACTTTAATTGCAGTATCGAATCTTGCCTCAAGTTCATTTATTGCGTCAATCAGTGGTTGTAAATCAATGGCTGCTTCTTTAGTGTCTTTATTCATTTTATCAACATTAGTTTTAACACCTGTTACTGTTTCTTTAACTGTATCCATTACTCCAGATATTACATCTTTGATACCTGATGTTGCCTTTCCTTGTGTTTCGACTGATTTTTCAAGATTTTCAACGGTTCCACTTAACTGTTTAACAGCATCTAGCAATTTATCAGCAAGAACTGACATTGCGGATTCACCTTTATTTTTTGCAAGATCAGTAAGAGCAGTAAACATTCCAGTAGTTGCTTGAATTGCTTTTACATTCATTGTTTTACTTGAATCTGCAATTATCTTATATGATTTAGCAATTTTTTCAGTAGCTGTTGCTTTTTTAGTAAAATCATCTCCATCTATATTATCATTAAAATCTACTACAGCCTTTAATGCCTTTACAACGCCACCTGATGCAACATTTATTATTGAAAATCCACTACCAACTTGAATTAATGGTTTTGATAGTTTTTGAATATTAGGTCCTGCTATTGCAAGTCTTTCTAATAATTCAATAGGAGAAGGTCCATCTCCTCCAAATAATTTTCCAATACCTTCAAATAAACCACCAATTGCAGTACCTATTCCGCCCACAACACTTGCTCCACCCATTGCTGCTGAGAATATTAACCATGCTCCTCCTAATGCAGCAACACCAGTTGCAAGGCCAATCATATTTTCGATACCTATTTCATTTTTAAATCTTGCAAACACATCAATAATACCATTGATTGGTGTTAATAATGCTGATGTTATTCCTTGTGCGACTGTAACTAAATTTGGCATTGCAGGGGCTAATGCAGATAAAATCCAACCAACTGCTAATATTGTAATTGCGGCAACTATAATACCAAGTGCACCTAATAATAAGGTTGCTGGTGTTAGTGCAGTTACTGCAATTCCCATTACAACAATAGCGGCTCCCATTAAACCTAATGCTAATGCGGTATTTGTAGTCCAATCCAGTGGAGGTGCAATCATATTACTTGGTAATAATTGAAATAACCATGCTACTGCCACTATGGCAAATGATGTAACAACTACACCAATAAGGGCCATTGTTAAATCTTTAAGGCTTAATCTTCCAACTGTTTTACTAGATAAATATAACATTGCTCCAAATATAACCATTGATAATCCTGCCTTTAATGTCCATGTTGCATCCGGCGATTCAAATTTAATTCCTGCAAGACTTTGAAAAATCCATGCAGTTGCAAGAACTCCAAATGCAACAATAGGTATTGCAATTGTCATAAATAGCATCTCTTTTAAATTCATTCCTTTAACTGACTTAGACACTAAATAAAATGGAATACTAAATACTAATAATGCAAATCCAGCCTTTAAAACCCACATTGGATCTGGCGCAATGTATTCAGAAATTGCAGATAATCCTTGGAAAATTAATGCAACACCTAAAATTCCAAGTGCCATTAATGGAATTGCAATAGCTCCATATATAAGTTCAGGAATACTCGCACCTTTGATTGCTTTCATAATAAAGTAAAATCCTACAGCAAATAATCCTATTGCAAATGCAGATTTAAGAACCCATATTGGATCAGGGGCCATGCTTTGATCTACTGGTGAGAGATTCTGAAATATTGCAGCAACTCCCATAATACCAAGTGCCATTAATGGAATTGCAATAGCTCCATATACAAGCTCTTTAATAGTTGCACCTTTAATTGCTTTCATGATAAAATAAAATCCAACAGAATATAATCCAATTGCAAAAGCAGATTTAAGAACCCATAAAGGATCAGGAGCTTTAAGCTTATCACCTGTCGGTAATAACATAAATGCATATGCAGCACCAACAATACCAAGCGCCATTAATGGAATTGCCAATGATGCAAATATTAATTGTTCTCTTTTAATATCTTTGGTTGCTTTTAAAATCATACTATACGCAAACGCAGCAGGTATCATTATAACACTAACAGCTAATGCCATTAATAATTGTGCAGGATTAATTATAGGCATTAATGAGAATATTGCAGCAGATAAAACTAAAGATCCTGCTATAGCCATTAAAACTAATGCAGTTGAACCTACTAATGAAAATAAAGAACTTGTTTTTGCAGGATTTATATTTCCAGCACTATTAGTTCCTGCCAATAAACTTGCATTTTTAGCAAGAGTATCTGATATTCTAACAAATAATGGAGCAATTAACGCAAATACTCCAGCAACGGCTAATACTGTGAGTAATTGTGGTACGGTTATTACTGGAATTAGTGAGAATATTGCAGCGGCTCCTACTATAGCACCAGCAACACCTATTATCATTAATGCAGTAAGTCCTACATCTTTGGCATCCATTGGACTAAACATCTTATTAGTTGGACCTCCCTTTGATGCAACACCTCTCTCTAATTGTTTATTTTGTCTTGTTAATATACTTCTAATATCTAATAAAACTGATGTTTGCTTTTTAAGTTCTTGTACAGTTTCAAGAGCATACGTATTTATACTAACAACTACTTGATTAATTTGCAAAAGTGTATTGGATGAAGATTCTGTTGCATCCGCAATTCTCTGTAAAGGAGATGATAATATTGAAAGTTGTTTTGAATTGTTAGTCACTATTGTTTCTATTTTTTTTATATACAATATCTATCATTATATATCTAAATAAAAAAGGATCCACTTAGGATCCTTTAATTACATTTTTGGCATTTTCATGTTTGGCATTTTCATGTTTGGCATTTTCATGTTGCCCATCATTCCTGATGTTGCGTCTTGTTGCCCTTCGTTCTGTTTATTCTCCGCCTTAATATGCTCTATTAAGTCTTTCACTAAATAATGGAATTCGTAATATTCCAAATTCTCAAGTTCACTTGGTTGAATATGTAATTTAAGATAAATATGAAATTTTGTCTTAAAGAAGTTCTCCAGCGATATCTTGAACAATGAAAAGAGATTTGATGCCGTCACGAAAACTAATGGGAACCTCTTCCTCCTCGTCCCCTAAGTATACTAGCATATTTGGTTGAATACCGATTTTCATCTTTTCTGCAAGCGTATATACTAAATTGTATTTTTTGCTTGACCATCCGTTTAATTCAACTTCAAAATCAAATAATGTTTTGTCATTAAATCCTCTCCAATCATGATGAAGATATGGTATAATCTGTAATACAGACTGATCTACCTTTTCACCCTTTTGTTGTTTTTCTTTAATATACCCTGTGATCTTTTGCATCACACCAATAACAGGTGGTCTCATTGAAATAGTACCAAACGATTTTGTTTCAATTAAGAAAGATCTTTCATCATTATCATAATATTTATCTAATTCACTTGGAATTTTAAAGTATTGAAAATAATCTTTTTTAATTTCAACATCATGTTTCTCTCCTTTTTTATCAGTATGTTCAATTTTTAAACTTGATTCTGGCTCAGGAAACGTTAATTCTCTAATAGATAAAATAATAAAGAATCTATCTTCTTCTAAAATATCTTTGTAAGATAATCTTTTAGTTGCACATGTAATTCTTATACATGATTCTACGACTTGATTTAATTTTTCATCAATGTCTAATACATTAGTTTCATCAATAGTTGAAAAGTGTCTAACTTCCGCGACTTTCGCAGAACGTATCGAAATTTCAGTTCCTTCAGGATAGAACATTCCACCTGATGGTAATGAAATAACTGGAATCATATGATACCCTAAATGGAAATCTGCACCTTCGGCGCGTTGATTTGCAAAACGTTCCATATTAACCTTACCTAGATTAGGATTAACTGGTTTATCTTGAACTTCTTCACTTTGTGTATTCTCATCTGATTGAACAATATTCTTATATTGATCCTCCAAATTTAAATCATTTTCATTATTCATATTTATTTGTCTTTAAGTTTTCTAATGTCAATTTTTTCAAAAGGTTTGTCATCTTTTACCTTCTCTTCTATTTCTTTTCTTATTACTTCCCTTATAAAGGCAGAAATTGAAATTGGTCTTTCACCGCTTTCAATTGCTTCATTAAGGATAATTCGATTAATCAAAGATACTTCGTCTTCTGAGAGAAGTACTTGTAACTTTTTTGTAAGTTTATCCATTTAACTTTCTATATATTATATTATCATTATATTATGTTTTTGTTTCACAAAAAATGGGGGATAATTAAAATATCCCCCATCTATGAAATAATTATGCTAAATCTTCTTTCCAAACGTCACATCTAAAACCTACCTCTAATGTTGCAGGATCTGCTGAATCGTATGATAAATCATTTGTGAAACCTAATCCTGAAGTAATAAGACAATCTTCAAGAGTTACGGTTCTATAAATATCTCCAGCTCTATTGAACTGTACAATAACAATAGTACCTACATAATCTCTTTTAAGTCCCATTGAACCTGTTTGAGGATCATATTGTTTGTTATACCATTGTCTCATTGACTTGTAAAGGTAAGCTTGATTTGCTTCATTTAAGTTTAATGAGAAATTAAGGGTAATATCAACTGATGTTTCTCCAGGCATACCTGCGAATGAACGTGTTGCGAATTTATATTTTTGTGCTACCGCTTCAACTCCTTTATATAATTCTAATCCTCCGATTGAATTAATATGTTGAAGCATCAATGGCGCATCTGAGATTCCAGATGGAGGTAAAATTGTAACTTCAAATAAGTTAGATTGAACTGGTTCGAAGTTTCTACCTTTTCTAGATGTCTGATCTTGTGAATAATGTGGTAAAGCCATGTTTTATTAATGTTTTATTTTTTTATATATCTTATTAACCTAGATTACCAGATTGTATTTCACCTGTATTAAGAATTGTAGTTCTATGAACAACAATTTCTAAACCTTTAACAGGTTCAACATAAGTATCAATGATTCCGATATTGTTATCGATAACTTCATTAGTATTATTTGTGCTATCCATTACATTTTTAAATTCATAAACACCACCATCTTGTTTAACACCTTGTAAGAATGAATCTGCAAGAGTTTTAATTTCTAATCTAGTTTGTGTATTATTAAATTCAAATACATAGTCCTTTAAAATATTAGCCATACCATCTTGAATATAAATAAGTGCTTCTCTAACATGTACTGAAGAAAGTGCTGATTTAATAGATTGTTGTGCTGTTTTATTTCCTAAGATAGTTAAACCTACTCCTCTTTGGAATACGATAGGGTTGATTCCGAATGGCTCTAGGTAATCTCTATCATTTTTATCAAATGAATATTCAACTCCTTTAACATTTGTACCTGCAACAACTCCACGTCTTGGACCTGCAACGATTGACCATGGCAATGCGTTTGAATATTTATCTAAAAAGTTATTAGATATGTAGGCTGCTGGTGGAACGATAATATCTTTTCCATTATCTGATACAATTAATCCTGGACCATAATAGAATGCGAAATTTGCTCCTTGTGCAATACTTGGTAATGAATAAACTTTCGTAGGATTTTTATCTTGATTTCCTCCAGTTGTTACATATAATGTATTGAATGCTCCATTTTCATCCGTGAATGAAGGATCATTTGATTTTTTAAAATCTTCGATTGTTGGTGCATTTAATATAGCTGAAGCATTTTGTCTATCTTTAGCTAATTGTGAAAGATTTGATTTATTAATTAATCCAGTCACATCGTATGATGTAAAGGTATCAACTACATATCTAAAATCGATAATATCTTTATCTATTAATGCATTATAAATTCCATTACCAGAAGAAAGAACTGATAGATATTGATTTATTTCTTTTACAGTAATTTCAGCTTTTCCTAAAACAAATGTTTTGTAATATTCAGATGCATTTGCAAATGATTTAATTATTCTAGAATTAAATGAAGGTTCAACATCAGTTACTATAGTGTAAACAGTTTCTGTTGTTCCTATTTCTTTTGCAATTCTATTAACTCTTGCAATTCTATCCCCTATTGCTGCATCAACATAATCTCCAATTATAATTGGGAATGTTGTTGGAGCATCTGCATTTAAATAAGTAACTATAAAACTTGTACTTCCATTAAGTCCACTTGTATATGTACCATTATAATCATTGAAATTATATAAAGTAACTCTATCATTAGATATATGGAATGAACTAAGAGTGTCTCCTATTGATTTAAATCCATTATATGTTGTACTAATATTAGATTCACATGTTACTGTTAATGTAGAAGTTAATGAATCATAATTAACATTAGTAACTATTGTGTATTCTCCAGATGTTGTAGTGTATAATGAATCTTCTCCTTCAGTAATATCGTTCGCATGGGATACATCCAAATCGGTAATTACTAAAGTGTTTCCAGTAACTGTTACTTCTTCACCGCCATCAAATTCAATATCATGTTGTGATGATATTACGTTTTGTTTAGTAACATGTGATAGAATTTCATAATCTTGATATGAATCAACAATGTGTCCAACTAAATCAATTTTAGTTCCAGTTTCGTCTAATACTGCATTTTCATCAACTGCACAAAATAAACCTGTTCTTCTTGCTTCGGCATTGATAATTGATTCAATATATAAGTTTCTACCTTCAAGATCTTTAAATCCTGGTAAAATAGAACCAGTATACTGTGCAATTAAACTAACTTGTCTTAAATTTGCAAATTCATTTAATTTATTTTTGTTAATTCCCTGTTCTGTGAAATACGCAGAATAAATTGGATCGGTTGCCATTGTTGCAGCATCAAATTCTCCTTTAAATACAAAAACATCAATCATAAAATCTGACATTTTATCAAAGTTATTTAAATGTTCTGGAACATTTCCTTCACCATACCATTCTCTTGCTGTTAAATCAAATTCTTTAACCGAGGCAGCTTGTCTTACTATAATAGTAATTGAATCTTGTTTAATATTTACAAAATTTAATAAGTTATTGTCACCATTCGCAATTTCTGCTAATGTAGCAGAATCTGAAGGTGTCATAAATTTATCGTTATCAAAGAATTTGCTATAATCACCAGTTCCTTCTGATGACGTATTTCCATCAACTGAACCATTTGTTGAAAGAGATTGATAATTTGCAACATCTACCGTTGCAGTAAATTTAGCTAAGTTTAATGCCAAGATAGGACCTCTTGTAAGAGCTTCTAAACATGATCTGTGGAAAAACATTCCTTTCTTTTCTAATCCTTTATCAATTGAACCAAAAACATTGTTAAATGTTTCTTGTGAATCAATCAAAACTGGAGTATTGTAAGGTCCTTTTTTAGAGTGACCTACAACTAATCTAAGAGTCTCAGTGTTAATGTTAGCGGTCTGAGATTTATCAAACTCAAGTCTATAAACACCTGAGCTCTTAAAATTTAATAATTGAGGACTTAATGCCATAATTTTAATTGTATTTTTTTCTTTTATTATATATCCTTGTTAATTGTGATTTATTTACAATAAATCATAAATATCGTATTGAAGATCGCCTTGAATATCATTATCTTTATAAAGTATTCTTTCCATTAATAGATGCTTCTCAGGATCTATAATATCTAATAATTCTTCAACATAATCTGCATAATCGCTTGTTCCTATGAATTCGGTTGCAGTAATACATGTCATTATTGTATCATCATTTCCCATCTGTGCGCCATAGCTTCCATTTCTTAAAGTTCCAAATAAACTTGCCTCTTGGACTGTTATTATATCATTAACTTTAATTCTATTGGTTTCAATGAGTTTTTTAAAGTTTTGACAAAAAACTGATTTATTATCTGACTTTAATCTAATACCTGGTTTTAATGCTTTTGAATCATGTCTATGCTTAAATCTAAGTACCATCTCATCTTCAAATTCATTACGCCCTGGAAACACAGTACCTAGGTATTGTAATAATATACTTCCATATGTATTGTACTCTATAATCATCTTAACATTCTCTGAGTTAAATATATCGATTGCCAATGTATATAATACCTTTGCAAAATCCTCAATCGGATGTTCATTACTCCTAAATACTGCAACTTGATTTAATTTAAAAAAATCATACATTGCACCTGGACTTATAGAATTTTCAATATCAATATCTTCCATTGCATCTACTTCAAATACATTAATAACCGAGTAATCTCCTCCGTTACCTTCGGCAATATCCACTGAAAATAAGTAATACTTATCTGAATTTGCTGCGCTTTCAACATCAAAGTCAGGGTCAAATGACAAAAATCCTTCTGTATCAATATGTATGTTTTCAAATTCTTCTAAATCGTAGAATTCAAATTTCTTTGCGTTCTTCCTAATATTTTTCATGGTACCTGGACTTAATAATAAACTTGATGAACTTGTAAATTCATTTCCATATTGTCTATTAAATGCGTCTTCAGAACCTAAGTTTCCAAGTTCTCTTTTATACCAAGCATCGTCTCTATCAGGGTGTTGCCACCAATCAATTCTAGTTGGAGTATATTCGTTATTTCCCTTTTCGGCATCTGCATAAATTTCATAAAACTTATTAAATCCATTTGGTGTAGATGTAATATTTATCCTTGAAATTTTTGATGCAGAAAGAGTAGGATAAACGTTTTCATAAAATGCATCAACAATAGTAGGATGCACGTGAGCAAACTCATCAAGATATAAATTATGAATAGTAAAACCAATACCTGATTTTGCAGTTGTTGATTGACCTACTAAACGACATCCATTATCTCCCCTAACATTCATAACATCATATTTAAGAATTCCTGGCTTCATGAAAAATGGAAGATGCTCAATAACAACCTTTGCTTTATCGATAATCTCCTTGGTTGATTCTGCCTTATTTGCCAAAAGTAACGTTGTTTTATCATAATTAAATGTAAGATACCATGCATTAAAAATACTGGCAGTTACTGTTTTACCCATTTGACGAGATGCAAGTACAATATTAAATCTATTATTTTGAAAATCTCTAAGTAATTGTTTTTGATATTCTCTAAGTATAACCTTTTGAATACCATTATCGGTCATTACCACTGCATACTTTTCAGCAAAATATACAATATCATTTGCACACTTTGCTATTTCTGATATTTCAGAATCAGTATATTCAAATACAATATTTCCTCTTCTTAGAAATTGTTTACCTTCATAAAATGGCATACTAACCTGAGGCCTATAACCTTTATCAAGTGCTACTACTAAATCATTTATTGATTTTGTAGACCATACTAGCTTCTGTGAGTCCTTATCTGATTCTCCCGATGGAATCCATTTATTATCTCCAATATATCCTTCGTTTGCCATAATTATTCTGTTATTTCAACATCTTCAATGTTATGTTCGCTATCATCAATTCCAGCTCTAATCATTCTCATTAAATCCTTTGTACCTCTCTGTGTATTACCTGAGGTTGAATCTCCTCCAGAAATCTCAATTTCTCTAACGTCATCTCGCTTTCTATAAATTTCAATATCTCTTGCAATTCTCTTGGCACTTTCTTCAGTTGCCATTAAATACATTGTTTGGGATTTAATAATATCTAGCATTGATTTTTGTAACGTTGCAAGAACTTCAAACATTCTAGGTGCAACTTCACCATCTTCTATTGCTTCTAACAGGGTTGTTAGTGCGCGTTCTCCTGCCTGTAATTGATAAACTAATGAACTCATTGTCATTTCGTCCATTTTCTTTTTGGCTTGAATATACTCATCTCTTTCTATAATATCTTCATCAAGATAAAATTTCATTAAGGCGGAAATAGTTTTCTTTGCTTTTTTAGTAGAATTTTCTTTAAGTTCACTAAATGACATATAAGATTCTTGCCTTTTTGCAGGAAGTTGTGGATCTGTTTCAATAACATCTGAAATTTCCTTTGAATTATCATTGCCGATTAATTCATCAAGATCTCTTCTTATATCTTCAGCCTGTTCTTTTATACTCTTCTTTTCTGACATATTTACTAGTTTTATTAGATATTATATTTATCTAAATTATCTAGCGTTAGAATATTTTTGAAAACCTAATGAAGGAATTGCGTTATCAATGATTGTTGCTAATTGATTATCTCTAACAACATACTGGTTTAATACATTTGAATGCTGTTCAAACTCTATTGGAGTATTAAATACTCTGATGTTTGTCATAAGCATGTCATTTGCTCTTAATGTATAATTTGATGATGATTCCCATGCAATTTGGAATGTCATTAGTCTATTTTCATGAAACTCAGGTACCAAGTTATTTGAAGATAATTGAGGCATTATATTAGAACCACCTACTTGAGTAATGAGATTACTATTAGGATCTAAACTATAGATATTAATCTCTAATTGCATGAATGCATTATTAACATTTACAATATATGCATACCATTTATTTTTATCTAATGTAATTCCATGTGTAAATACTTCAGTTATTCCATTAACATTTAATTTAAATTCAGTATTACTTAAAGTTAATTTGAATCCATTTATCGCATCGTTATCTCCAAATAAATAATAATCAGTATTTGATGTTAAAGCAAATTTTGGAGAAAACCATCCAGTAAACGCTGCATTTTTATTTAATTCAACCTTAGAACGCATACCATAAAATAATGCTATTTCATTTAAGTTCATTTCAGTAAAGTCATAGTAATTTTTACTAACAACAGTCCATCTGTTTTTTAAATCATAATCTGTAATTTTTAATCTCCTATTAACAAATTCTCTAATACCATCTCTATATGATGAAGATACTGTTTGGAATTGATCTTCTTTTAAATTTTTAGTGTATTCTTCTTGAATCTTTTCTCCAAATATTTCTTCAATTCCAGTAACTAATACATCAGTTGCCATATCAAACTGTCCTTTAATAACATCACTTCTATCTTGATATTTAACAAGCTTAACTCTCCAGTATGAATGAGATCTATTAAATTCATCTGCTAAAGAAACTGAACTAATCTCATACATTCTATTAATTATTGGAATAAACATATAATCTTTATTTCTTGGAGTTTTTCCAAGACCAAATCTAGATTCAAATTCTGCTGCAGTAATATGTACTTCAAAATCGGCAAGTTCTATTCCAAATATATCATATGTATTTGCCTCTGTTGGAAATTCGTTATCAGGTACTAATACTTTAACTGTCTGATTATCAACTACATTATATAATGAATATTCCATTAAGATAACATCACTTGTTCTTGTATCAGGTTCAGTTCTAAAATAATTAACTTCATGGCCAAAAATTCCAGTTACAATATTTTGAAGTTGTTTATAAATGCTTACTGATTTAGTAAGAGCATATGGATTAAATGTATTTTCAGTACATGAAACTTGAATATTAGCGCAACCATTCATTGCAAATGGATCAGTACATTCAACACAAAAATTTGGACAAGATACTACTTGACCTTCTCCTGCATCATACATGTAATCTACTGAAAGAAGTGTAAGTGAATTTCCTGGTGATAAACCAGCAACTTCTAGTTTTACATCTATCCAAACTGGTTTTGTTATATCGAAGTTAATTGCCTTTAAATCGCCATATGAAGTTCCATTATTTAATGGATTAAATTGTGAAAATATAGTATTGGTCTGAGACCATCTATATTCATATTCAAAGAAATTAATAGAATTAGGTTCTTTATAATATTGGACAGCATTTACTGTTATTGGAAACTGTTCAGTTAATGTTATTTCATTTGCTGAAACTACTTCAAATATTTCATATGAAATATTTCCAATAATTATAGAATCTCCAATAATAAATGATTGTGTAAATTGGGTTAAATCACCATGTATAAAATTACTTCCTGCTACACAAGAAATAGTACCTGTCATTGTTGGTGTCTTAAGACCTACCATAATTTCCCAATCTAATATATTAGGTATATTAGCGATTGGTTCTTGTAATGATGCTATTAAGTAATCACCATACGCATTTGCAGTATATCCTGTTATCATTATACCTCTTTATTTTTATTAACCTCGTCTTGTGGAGTATAAACTTCTCCTGCAATCCAAGATGCAACAAATCCTGTTAATGAAACAAAGTAAAGTGCAAGTTCTCCAATATTTGCTTTAAACCAAATAGCCCCAGCACCTGCAATTGCCCAAATAATAACGACAACATATATCATTACTTCTCTGCGAGAGTTTGGACCTTTTGCAAATATTCTTGATTTTGCACTTGGTCTTTTTGCTTCTGCCCAAATATATGTGGCTGCATATGCGGTTAAAGACCCAAAATAAATCGCAAGGTCTGAGAAGCTTGCGTTTTTGTATGCTCCTAGAAGTCCCATTGTAATCCATAATAATACTATTATGTATACTAGACCTTCTCTTTTTCCAAAGTTACTAAAAAATTTCATTAATATAGTTATTTTTCTATAC